AAAATCCAATATATTCTATTAGCTTCTCTAAAGTCAGGGTATCCAACGTCAATACTTGCCCATTGTAAGTACATGTAATGAGAGCCTGTAATGTATGTCGGCTCTCCATTGTTCATAAACCAAAAGCCACGCTCTCTGTAATCAAATTCATTCTCAATGTAGTCTACCAATCTATCTTTAAATTGTGACGGCATTTCATTCCATTGGAAAATTGATTGTATCTTTGACAGCTCTCTTGGTAAGTCTTCTCTCTGCCAATACTGTTCAGATTTTTTATCGCTTCTTTTGTATACCTTCTCGGGAACAGGAGGGAGTCCTATATTTAACCCTGATATATTTACTATTTGACCTACCTGTCCATTTTTAGATATAACAACTATGTCGTACTTGTCATCATAGCCATATATCCAAGACCTTGCCCTATTTTTATTGGACAGTATAGATGGTGATACAAAATCTTTTTGTATACTGTATATATTATTTTGACCGTCTTTCCGCAAATCCTTGTTTGGTATCTGTTTTACTTATTCCCTTTTCTAAATGCTCAAGACCTTCTCTTTCTTGTTCTATTCTATTTAGTATCTCAAAAGCATCAAATATTGCTAACTTTTTTGTCATAGCAGCATTCTTTAATCTATCTGCAGCCAACTCATCATCAGAATCTTTTTTAATAATATTTTCTTCTGCGACTTTTATTAACTGCTCAACCGCCTTATGACCTGCTGCAATAATTTTTAGCTTTATTTCTTTTGTGTCCATTAATTTAATTTCATTGTTATTTGATTGTCTATTATTCTGTACATTTTTACATCGTCAACAGTAAACTCATATTCGCTGTCGGGTGAAAAGCATACTATATCACCCTTGTTTATTCCTTTACTAATTAAATAATCATTTGGATATAACATCTCACCCATTAAAGGCTCATCACTAAATGGTTTCTTTATATAAGAGTCAATAGCATCTATTGGCTTAACAAAACAATACTTATCGTAAGAATACCATACATCATCTTTTTTGTACATATAGAATTGGTCGGGTTCAATGAAGAACTTGTCGTCTTTAAAAAAACTCTTACCACTCTTTTGATTTCCCTTCATGTCATAATAGTACTTGAATACATTATGATGAACAAGCAATATGTCGCCTGAAGATATTGGGCCTTTGTAACCTAATGGGACTTCTATTACCTTAGCAAATCTATTTGAAGATATATAGTCTTCTTCAGATGTACTTGTAATAACTTCTAATCCACTAATGGTTTTTGTATTGTTGTACCTCTTATTTATTAAAGATTCAACAATAAAATAAAATGGGGATTTCATTAATAAAATATATTGTATTCAATAGAGATTGGAATAGTCTGTGTAAATTCTTTCCATAAAAGAATCTCATTTAATTCGTTTATGATGAATATTTTTATAGATTGAGTAAAGTCTTCAAGTTTAATTAAATGTATTTCATATGTGTCACCTAAAACTTTTTGTCCTACGATATAATGCATTGCACCTCCTTTATAGTCAGGTCCAACAGAAATTTTTCTTATTTCCATGTTCTAAATATTATGAATACGAACAGCACGCACATTGGCGAGGTAGTTCTTACCGCTGTTGCCTGCGGAATTACCGGGAAATAGCATCTCCCACGCATTGGTGCTATTGACCTCCGTAGAACTCCAATAGTTGTTAGTAATTAAAAATCCATTTATTGGACCTAAAACTCTATTAACAATAACTGCCGAATTATAACACATACTTAATTCCCAAGAGGAAGGTAAATACCAATCACTATAACCACCATCGGGAAAAAGTCTTGCAATTCCTGCAGCATATGTATTAGCAGCGGGAGCTAATGTTTGTGCTATAATAGCATCAGTATTTGTTGAACCATTTGAAAAACTTTGTGCCGAAGGACCTATTAAAGTACTTGTTATTGTTGACCAAGGCAAACCTATAGATAAATTAGTTAAACTTGCTATAAGTGCTTTTTTAACTCCATTCTCATTCCATTCTGCTACAACTATTCCGCCACCTAAAAGTTTTCCTACATTTCCCTCACCTAAAGCCAATAAATCACTAACTAAGAAATTTTTTGTTTCATTATTTGTGGTTACATCAGTACCAATTAACTTATCGTTTACTGTAGGTGTTGATAAAACTGAATATGTACTTATTTTTCCCATTTTGCTTTATTGTTTTTTTGTTATTTCTCCTGTCTCAATATTTATTACAGCATCTTCACCGTATTTTTCCATTAGTATCTTTTCGTGCTTTGAGAACACATCCTTAATACTATCTATGTATTTTATTAAGCTTTGCTTCTGTAATTCTAAATCACCGAGATTCATTTTTGCCTTAGAAAAATCAGAGTTCATTTCTCTAATGTTCTTTAATTCTTCTTCTGTTGCAAAAATAATGTCTTGAATATTATTGTCTTTCATTTTATTTAATTTAAGTTAGTTACAAATGTAATACTTTTTTAATAAATATTTTCCAAAGCAATGAAATTAATACTCCTACTAAAACTCCAATCCAAAATAAATTTCTTTTTGGTTGATTTTTTTTACCTTCTGCCTTAGATTGAGCCTTCTCAACTATTCTGTCTTTATATATAGTCTTAATCTTTAACTTGTACTCTATTCTTTTCTCCTGCCTAGTCTTAGGAACATAAACGGTATTATATTTAATAATTGTGTCCTTAGTAGTGATGAATTTTTCCCACACTATTGTATCATTTATGATAACAGGAATGGAATCTAACGTCATTATCCTTATAGTATCTCCTGTTTGCTCACAGGTATAGCCTTTCTTAATGGCTTTGTTTAAATGATATTGCGCAGAGCAACCATACAACACAAATAATAATAATAATACTCTAAACATGTTTTATTTTTTAAAGAAATTATTTGATTTATCACTTCTGTTCTTAGCTTGCGATTGAGGTACTGTTTTGTTTTTAGAAACATGCGCATTGTCGATACCATCGTGGTTGCCACTTGTACCATTTTTTCTATTAGTACGCTCTAAGTCTCTTCGGTATTTCCTACGCTCTTCAGTGTCATGATACTTCATATCATACTTCACCTTTTTTTTTCTTGCTTCAGGATGTTCTTGATAATACTTTGCTGTCTTTGACTTTCCTGTCTTTGTGCCTGCTAAAAAATTTCTCATTTCCCTTGTCTTGAATAAGTTTTCTTGTAATTTTTACTTGACTTTAATTTAGAAGTTTTACTTTTTGCGTGTACGTTTGTACGCTTAACTTTAGGCTTAACCTTTTTTGTTATTTCTAATTTTATCTTAGCCATTACTCTTTTATTTCAAAATGCATCCAATCAAAATTCTTTTCACGACCCAAAGATATAAAGCCATGCTTATAGAAAATATCTATCATCTGCTTATATTCAGGTCTTGCAAATCTTGCAGTTTTAGATGATTCTTTGAGTAAGTTTCTAGCAGGATCTAAGTCTATTGCTATCCCCCATGAATGCATAGACAAAGCATTACCTCCCCTCATCTTTCTATAGTTGAAGCATCCACCGAATAAATCTATCCCTAACTCCTTAATCTTATCGTACCCATATGTAGTGAGTAGTTCATTGAATACAGCTGTGAAATTATCAGCCACTAACTTATGGCACATCATGGTATTAACCGAGCTGTCTAAGTCCCAAGCAATACGCATTGGATAAGGTAGCTTAATTTTTACTAAGTAGCCTGCACCTGTTACATTAGCTGTACCGTATTTTTTTGTTATCTGTTGCGTTGTCATTTGATTTTATTTATATCGTCTTTGATGTCCTTTGCTCTTGCAAATAATAGCTTCATTGACTGCCATAAGTCTATCCCTTTTACTACTTTGTAGTTCTCATTGATAGACATTACCTCAATACTCGCCAATACTAATGCCACTACTTTAGTAAGCATAAATGGCACGCTAAAGAATGTTAGAATGATGTCATTAAGAATAAATCTATCAATAAGAAAGAACATTATAACCGTAACTTCATAGAGTGCTAACTTACTTATAATAGCTGATAACTTTCTACTACTTATTTTTTCTTTTAACTTATTAGCTTTCCAAATACCTGTAAAAGTATCAATGATAATTAGTACTCCTATCATTATTAAAATACCACTTATTGGTAAAAAGAATGCAAAGCATATAGAGATAAGTGTCAATAGTTCTGATTGTATAGATAGTATTAATAAAGATAGTTGTGCTTTCATAAGTTTAAGTCTTCAAGAGCTTCAGTAATACTGAATGTTAAATAAAAAAATAATGTTACACCACCAAAAACAACGTAGTATTCTTTACCTTGGTACATCATAAATAACGAGGTTATATAACCCGATATAAAATAAAGACTTGCTAAATAATTAGATTTCATCTAGTTCTATTTTTTTAGGCTCGTATGGTATAATCTCTAAGTCTTTAAGCCAATTAAATTTTTCATAAATACAATGTTCTATTGTATCGTTTAAAATAACCCAATTATTATTTAGGTCTTGTATAGGGTTAAAATATACATCAACCATAAATTCTTGACCTACTAATAAGTCTTTTTGTTCTTCCGTTAAAATTGCTACTTTTATCATACCTGTCTACCTAAAGTTGTTTGAAATGCTTGTATTCTAGTGTATAGTGAAGCACACTGTACTGCTGTTAATCCTGTGCCAATGTGAGCAAATGCTAATTGTCTAGTAGAGTAAAGGTCAGTAGCTCCACTGTTACGCCTAGCTGCTAAATATATTGGCACAGAGGCTAAACTACCTTCTAAGCTTGCAGGACTTGTCGCAGTTCCATTTATAGCCATTATTACATTGGTTGTACTTATTCTACTTGAAATAAAGTTACAAGCTGTACTTGTTGGCAATGGACTTGGTGAATTACTAACGCTACTATTATGAAAGCTAGATGTAGAAGATACATTTAAAACAGGGTAATTATTAGATGTGGCGCCACTTCTTACACCATAAATTACTCCACTTGCCATAATATTATTAGTCCTTGAATAAGCTGAAATTGAACTATTGCCTGATGCCCAACCACTTGTACTTGGTGTGAAATTCGTATTTGCATATGTATCTGTTCCATTTGGTTGTATTCCAAAACTTGTAAAACTTGCAGGAATCCAAGAGCCACCAAACACTAATTCAAATGTTGCGGTATTCTTTAAATTATATTTACAACTTGTAGAAGTCCCACCTACAAATGGATAGATAGCTAACATTGATGTCCATAAACTATCTGACTTTAATCCTATTACTAAATTATTAATAGCTGTTTTTTCACTAATATTAGTTATTGCAGCAGTAGTAATAAAGTTCTGTGCATCTAAGTCATAAATATATGAGGAACTGCTAAAAATGCCTCCGTTGCCTGCTACATTAGTAGCCCCAACCAAAACTTTAATAGAAGTTCCTGCATCAGCTTGTACTAATGTATAATTAATTGATGTAGCACCTGATATAAGAACACTGTTTCTAAACCATTTATAAGTAAAGCTAGTAGGACTATTAGTCCATGTACCATCTGTAGTAGTGAGTACACTGCCTACAACTGTAGTACCTGAGATAACAGGAAGTGTAATATTAGCAGGCCAATAAGTACCCATTACGAGTGTATTAAATGATGTAATAGATACTGAATTTACTGCATTTGTAGCTGTTACTACGCAAGTAATTGAAGTATTAGCGTCTGCAAAAACTGTTGTATAATTAGGTGAATTAGTGCCTATGTTAGTAGCTCCTCTCTTCCATTGATAATCATAAGTTGGTGTAGGATTTCCTGTCCATGTGCCATCAGTTGTAGTAAGCACACTGCCTACTAGTATAGTATTACCACTTATAATAGGTGGAGATGTACAGTT